AAGAACTTGTTAGCTGAACTCTAGGTATTGCCGAACCCGTAACAGTTATACCATTGGTGTGTGTATCCAATACGTCGTTAGATCCTAGATCTGCTAAATCTCTTGCTTTACTCATTTGTTATCTCCGCCCAACCCGCTGTTTTGGGATTATTATTATCTGCTTGGTAAGCCTCTTCATCCCATCTATAAACATTTTCATCATTTGGTTTTTCTATGGGAGCTCCCCATAAGCAACTGTCTTCATTTAATGACCATGACTCATAGGGTTTAGGAGCAATAAAAGCATCTAAATCTGCATCGTAGGAATACCCAATGCCCGCATAATTTTTACGTTGTCTTCCTTCATTGCCAATAATAATTGATTGATCATCTACAGGTAGGTACGTTTCAGGATCATAATAAACCCCTCCCTGAATATTATAGGAAGTTTGTAACCACACACCGGGTGATGTATCTACGAAATTATTAAAAAATTCAGCTTCTGCAACTATAACTCTTGTTACGATACCATCTTCTACTTTTGCATAATGTGCCATATTATCTCCTACGGTAATTGGTATCTAATAACAACGATACCTGAACCACCCGATTTAGCTCCTGTGCTTGAGGATGCTCCAACATCAGAACCTCCTCCGCCGCCTTTATTAGCTGAACCAGCTACGCCACCTGCGCCGCCTCCGCCGTTGCCACCTTGGGGCGACCCAGCACCACCAGCACCGCCGCCTCCAGCATAGTAAACGCCTGAACCTGTCCTAATAGAATTTGAGAGGCCATCACCGCCTTTACCACTACTTGAGTTCCAGTTTCTGCCTGTTTGCCCTGCACCGCCGCCGCCGCCGCCTTTATCGCCAGCCTCAGAACCGTTACCACCAGCCATGCCTTGACCTGATGTACCACTTTTACCAACACCGTCGGACTCTTTTCCGCCGCCGCCCGATCCTCCAGAACTTCCCTCTCCGCTGTTCGCTCCACCTCTGCCCCCACCGATAGCAGTTACGCCGAGCGCAGATGAGTTAGAACCGTTGGAGCCTAGTGTATCTTCACCATAACTAGGCCCTGATCCACCTGCTCCAACTACTACTGAATACGATTGTGCTGTTACCGATATAGGGGATATTGCTGAAGAATTTGCTCCAGAAGTTCCACTTGAGGTAATAAATCCACCTGCGCCGCCGCCGCCACCACCTTGGTGTGACGTATTACAGTTACCACCAGCACCGCCGCCAGCTACAATCAATACATCAGCGTTAGTTGATACTGTGTTTGTAAATGTTCCTGAAGAAGTGAACGTATGTACTCTGTAATTGCCTACTGTCGTAATTGTGCCACCGCTAGGGGGGGCTACGGCCGTAGTATTTTGTGTATTTGATACACCACCATCCGCATTTGTAACTACTATGCTAACAGTATTGCCTCCTGTTACGTTATTATAGACGGAACTAGGGACATTAACAGTTAATGAAGTATCTGAAGATGCCGTAGCGGTTACATCAACATCTATATTATCTGAAGTCTGTTCAAAATTAATATTACAAGGAGAAGATAAAAACTTTTCTCCAGTAATTGTTAAAGATCTAGCAATACCCGCGTATATAGTACCACTAATAGAGGATATTGCAGGTATTTCGGCTGAAACTTTTTTCCATGATACACCATCAGAGTAAGTCAGAACTCCTTTATCACTATCATAGCGAATAGCACCAGCGTAACTAGAGGCAGTAGGCTCTTGTGCGGTTGTTCCCTGTGGTAAGGTCAGTGCCGTTGTATTACCAGAAAGGTCAATAGTATTACCGTTTCCGTCAAGATTACCACCTAACTGAGGAGAAGTGTCTTCGACAACTTCGTTTGTGGCCGCTACAGTTGAATCTACATACGCTTTTGTAGCCGCATCCTGCGCCGAAGTTGGGTCAGTGACATTAATAACTTTATTAGAATTGGCATCTAAATTAGCACTTAGTTGGGGGCTAGTATCCGCAGATAGAGAAGTTACAACCGTAGCAGGTTCAAAGACCCCTGATGTAGCGTTGTATTGAAGGAATTGCCCATTTGTAATACCCACTTTAGATACGTCGTTTGCCGCATCAATATTAAAGTTAGAAAGCTCAAATGTACCGTATGCTATTACTTCAAGAATGTCTGAAACTGTGGCACCTGTGGTAAGTACAATCGATGTACCATTGGTTGCAGTAAAGTCAGTACCGTTAACAAGTTTTACACCGTTAAGGAATACATCTAAATACCCAGAATCATACCCTATAATGTTGCCGCTGTCATCCCCACCACTAAATGTAGTTTGGTTTGCTGTGGCAGTGTACTTAAATCGGTCAGCCGTGCCATTGACCGCAGAAGCCGCTGTAGTCCAACCAGCCGAACCATATACCTTCATAACATTTGTGGCTGTATCGTAATACAAATCACCTAGATCTAAGGCTGAACCGTCTGGGTCTTGTGTGGGCGCAGTACCTAGAGGGCCAAGATAGCGATTATTAAAGTCAACCACATTTGTAGCCGCTGTAGTAACGTCTGCCGCAATACCTGCAACAGTAGTCACATCAGAATTTATACCCGCTACGGTGTTAACATTAGCAATATTAGTTGCCGCTGTATTAACGTTAGCAATAGAAGTTGCCACCGTGTTAACATCCGTGATGTTTGTTCCAACAGTATTAACATTAGTAATATTATTAGCTACTGTTTCAATTTCAGAAACAGCTTCATTTAAATCATCCGCCGCTGTAATAACATCCGCAATATCATTTGCTACGGTGTTAATGTCTGCGATGTTAGTAGCAACAGTATTTACGTTTGCAATAGATCCCGCAACAGTTGTCACATTTCCAGAAACGCCCGCTACTGTAGATACATTTGCATTGTTACCTGCTACTGTGGTTACATTCGCTGAAATGCCCGCTACGGTACTCACATCACTAGAAATACCAGCGACAGTTGTAGTATTAGCAGAAATACCAGCAACCGTAGACACGTCAGTGTTAATGCCCGCGACAGTATTAATGTTTGCAATATTAGTAGCTACTGTGCCTACATCAGCTTGAGTAGCCCAATATTTAGCACTATAATTAGTACCATCAACAGTGCCACTTGTTTTAACGGCCCAATCTTGAGCCAATTGCTCGGAAGCCGCCGCATTAGTTTCACTAGTTGCCGCGTTTGCTTCTGAAGTAGCCGCCGCCGCCGCTGAAGCACTTGAAGCTGTAGCAGATTGAAGAATTCCATCAACGTATCCCTTACGAGCGAGATCATCGTCCGACGTTGGATTTGCTGTAGTTGTGATTTTATTAGAACCTAAAACAACGTTACCTGTCATTGTTCCGCCAGCTAAGGCAAGGCGGGTATCTCGTTGGCCGTCTACATAGGTTTTATGGGCCGCGTCAGTCCCTGCGGTAGGGGTTCCAAGACCAGTAATTTTACTGTTTGTCATGGCTAAAGCACCTGTCATGGTGTCTCCAGCCTTGCTTACCTTAGTATTAATTTTATTATCTAAGGTAGCGTATGCATTTGCGTCATCATTCAACGCATCTGCTAATTCATTTAGGGTGTCAAGAGCTCCCGGTGCGCCTCCGATTAGGTTATTAATAGCAGTATCAACATACCCCTTATTCGCCGCGTCAGCGTTGGCTACGGGGTTAGATACATTAGAAATTACCGTAGATGTTACATCTAGCGTTCCGTTAATTGTAACATCATTAAAAGTTGAACTACCTGTTGTAGCCGTGATATTACCTGTCAGATCTCCAGTTACATCTCCTGATATATCCCCAGTGATATTTCCTGTGAGGTTACCAACTACATCTCCTGTTAAATCACCCGTAATCCCGCCAGTAGCAGAAATAGTAGTAAAAGCCCCCGTAGAAGGTGTGGTAGTTCCTATGGTAGTATTATCAATCGCACCCGCGTTGATATCAACAGTTGCCAGTGTTGCCTGACCAGTAGTTGAAAGAGTGGTAAACGAGCCCGCTACCGCTGAGTTTGCCCCAATAACTGTGCCATCAATTGAGCCGCCGTCAATGTTAACTGTGTTGGCAGTTAAACTGTCTACAGTAGCTACTCCATCGATGTACAGGTTGCGCCATTGATTTGATGTAGACCCGAGATCTACAGCATCGTCAGAAGTAGGAATAAGATTGGAACTAATAGTCGCGTTAACAGTTACATTATCTGCACTTGCATTACCAATAGTAACATTGGCGTTTAGCGTGGCGTCACCATTTGCGGTTAGAGTAGTAAAGGTACCCGCTACAGGTGTAGTGCCACCAATAACAGTGTTATCAATAGTACCTGAGTCAATGTCTACACTATCAGCATTAAGCTGATCAATTTCCGCCGTTCCATCAATATATAGGTTTTGCCATTCCTCCGTAGTGCTACCTAGATTATAGGTACTATCAGCGGAAGGGATAATGCTTGAATCTACACGGGATATAAACGTTACGGTATCAGATGTGGCGTTACCAAGATTTACATCACCAGCGGCGTTGAAGGTGCCATTAACTGCTAGATCCGTGTTCGCCGTGACATTGCCGCCAAAATAGCCCGTACCCGTGTTAGTAAAGTTTCCAGAGCCGACGTAGTTGCCTGTAAGAGTAAGATTACCCCCAACAGAGGCATTGCTAGTAAGGCTAATAGTGTCACCACTAATAGCATCAATATAGCCTGTTCCATCAATATAAATATCCTTGAATTGGTAGACAGACGAACCGATGTCCACGGTATTTGAAACTTCAGAAGTAATTCGGTTGTTAGGTGTGATGGCTAAGGCTTCTGCCCAAACAGCATTATTTACTGTATTAGTTACACAAAAGAATACGCGGCCAGTAATTGCATTAAGCCAAATAGATCCCGGGGCATACCCGTCATTGAAATCGTCTGACGTTGTAGGATTTGATGTGGCCTGTGAATTGTTCTTACCGCCAATGCCACCATGAATTGCTGGCAGATAACCTGTGATAGAAGTAGTTAGATCAATTTTAGGTGAATTGCCACTAGAGCCATCATGGGAGTGCCCCGAAGATGGGTCAAAAGCCGCAGATAATTGGTTAAACTCCGCGTTTAAAGGCGGAGCCGTAATATTAGATCCGTTTACAATATCTGCTACAGATTGTCTTGTGTATCCTGCCATTTAACGTCTTCCCGCAATACTGAATTCAAATACCACGCCCTGAATACTATAAGGGTCAAAGTCACCCAGCGTCACAAATGTAAGCTGAGTGGCGTAACCAGAGCCTTGAATTGAGGTGGTCACGATTGGTTTCTCGTTACCGCCGTAGTTAATGTTAACCCCACCATAATTAATATTTCTTCCCTTATAGCGAACAGGGGCCCCTTGAGATTGTTGTGTATATGAAGATGGGCGGCTAACTGTGGGATCATCCCAATCGTAGTTAATAGCCATGTTAAGAGTAAAAGGGCCTTCTGCACGAACAAAAGTGTTCACTTTTCTCATCGTCTTACGAACTTCAGTATCGCCGAAGTCGTAATAAGGTGTACCGTAGATAGCTAAAATATCATTACCATCGAACGTTGTACCCACTTCTTGTTGATAAATTTTACCATTATAATCGCCATGTAGGACGAGTTCTTGTCTATTTACATATGCAGATGCTGTAGCACTCGCTCTAATGCCTATTAGCTCGCCAAACTCCCAACCTAATCGTTGGTCAGCGGATCTCAATCCACCAATAAATCCATAACTATCTGTAGTAGCTGTATCTGCATCTCCTACAAAATATCGTAATTGAGACTTGGATCTAATCACTACGCCTACAAGAGAATCTAAATCGTAATCTTTAGGTAAGTCTGTGAGTAGCTGTTGAATAGGCTTAGATATTGTTTCTAATTCTACATCACCAATTCTGGAAGTTCCTGCCACAGGACGTAAACCGTCAGGGGCTAAAAATACCAGATCACCACCAATTTCAAGGACACTATCTCTAGCAATACATCCAACATTAGACGTTACCTGATCTATGATAAATCCAGCGGTGACATCCGCCGTGATCTTTTTAATTCCATTTGATCCGAATACAAACAAATTATCTCGGAAGGGTTTAAATTGTACAACGTCAAAACCTACTGATACTTGTCCTGCACCCGCTGTAGCTTTGAAATCATACCATGCATTTGGTGCTGAGTGAGCAATAATGGCTTCTGTTAAAACATTACCCCCAATAAACAAATGGTTTTCAAATACGCCTACAAGTGAAGGAGAGGCTAAACATTGATCGCCACCACCTGTTTGAGAGTTATGCCCGCTATCGTCGGGGCTTGTTCCTGCCCCTGCAACAGTAAGCTCTTCCCAATGTGATCCATCAAATACAATAGCTGGGCCACAACCGTCTACAAAACAAATATGGTTACCATCACCAAAGTTAAATGCTTCGTTTCTAATCTTAGTTAACTGATCCCCTAAAGTTGTAAGGGTCTTACGTCTTGCACCATGATCTAATGTATATTTAGAATAACCTGCACCAAAAACATATCTATAGAAACAATACTCATTTGGATCTATTTCAATAATATCCCCAGACGTTGCTGGAGTAACCAAATTTACTGTATTTCCTGACACAGTAAAATCAGTAATACTTCCTAATTGAGTACCATTTTTATAAACGTGTACATCACTACTAAATGGCAAATCAACAGTACGGTTATTAGTGTCTGTGCCCGTAAATGCACTTTGTGCAAAAGTAGCTAAGAACCGAAACTTCTTAACTTTCCGTGCCGCCAAGATGATTGTCTCATTTAAGTTATCATCTTTAAAAATTGATAAGGCTAGTATTCGCCCTTCACAATCATCAGGATCTACTTCTTGATAAGTCGCATCATAAGGCTGAAAACCTTCAATCCGTCTATACCCACCAAACAAGCTAACTTCGTAGTTAACAAGCCGTGTTGCAGAGCCCGGGTTATTCTCAGAGAGATCTAAATGGTTCTCATTTGAGTTCAGCCCACCGCCACATATAACTTTGAACGACTGAATACGATCTGGCATTAAATGAACAGCCTATTGTTTCTGACATCTATGGATATACGAGTATCTCTAATTGACTCATATTTGTTCATTAGAATGCCTTGCATCTCTTTGACACCCTGTTGAAATAACTGCGCTGAAATGCCAGCGGCTTCCATGTTATCTCTAAACATATACATCTGCATAACAGCCCCTTCGATAATTACATTGTCGTAAGTATCGGGGATACGAGTTAAATCGCTGTAAGCGACTAAATCATTATGCGTTTGGTAGTATCTAAACTTGATTGTATATGCATTGTCTGGGGATGGTGTGATTGTATAACCATTACCAAAACCTTCCGCTACAGTTGTAGGTGTGCCCCTACCAGCGGAACCTGCGTTATCATCAAGGTCTTTATAATTTCTGTAATAAGTATCGCGATCAATATAATTTAGTAACGTATGTGTTACTCCAAGACTACTGTTTGCCTGTAGTTGAAAGGAGTTAAAGTCCGCCACTTTTAAATATTGAGGCCATGAATAATCTTCTTGACCTGTAACTAAAGTCTGAGTGTGTTCTACTGCGTTAAACGGCCACTCATATTCAGCTTGATTGATTTTTGCGATAGCATTTTTTACTGCGTCTTTAGCCGTTGCCTGAACACCGCGAACTGAAGGAAAATCAGCTTGAGCAATCTCAACCTCATTCAATCTTCGTAGTAATTGGTTTGTTAGATCAAGAAATGTAGACACAATAAGTTATCTCTTCCATATAGAAAAGGAGTGCCCCCATGAAGAGAGCACTCCCAATTAGCACTAAGCTACGTTATAGTTTGCAGTGAACAACGCTTCTGGGCGGAGGATCTTCCGGCCATAAAGTTGCATCCCACGAACCTTGTCCGCGAATGTGTTTGGATCACGGAAAGACTCAGTTTTAGCAAGCTGTTGTGCAGTTGCTACCGCTGAATCGTGTCCTGCTACCATGACGCCGAAGTTAGTCTCGGAGCCTGTAGAAAGAGTAGTACCTGATCCAGTACCCACATATGGAAGGTTGTTAGACTTATACACGCGGAAACCACGGATAAGACCATTACCTACACGACCGTTGCGAATTTCATCGCCACCGCCAAAGTCCGCTGAAACGAATTTTGACTGTTCGTCCATTAAGATCTCGTAAAATACCGGATCTGCAACGAACCAACGACCTTCAGTGTCAACGTTAGCCTGATCCATCTGACGAGCAACGCGGTTAAGCATAGCTAGAGGAGATGTGATACCAGACGCGCCGCCACCTGCGGACAATGGAATTGAAGTTGCTTCACCTGCAACACCCAAGTCAGAACCACCAAAGTCAGTGATGTCCAATTTGTTAGCCGCAAGCAATTCGTCTGCACCAGCAGTGCTGTCAGCTTTTGTGCCGTTTGCCGCTGTACGACGAACCCAATCGCCATTGCTGTCTTTTTCCCAGCCAGCTAGGTAGCCAAGAACTTCGCCATCAAACTCGTCACGCAAACGATAAGCCGCACGGTCTGTCGCCAGATCCATGAAATTAACGTGTGAATGAGCGGTTTCGATATCGTCCATTGCGAACTGGAAGTAGTTTGCTTGATCTACGATTAGAGAGAAATCAGCGTCTGCAATATCTTGCGTAGCTAATTGAGTTCCCCTTACATAGGAGCTAACTGTGATCTCCGGTTCTTTGATAATACGAACACTGTCACCATAGTTCGCGATTTCACCAAAATAATCGGTGTTTGTTACATCTTCTACGATAGAAGATTTGCGGAAGGTTTTTTGAACCTTCTGACTATAAATTACCGGACTGAAGTTACCGTTGGGTAGATTTCCGTGTCCGCCTGTTTTTGCAAAAGCCATAATATTCTCCTTGTTGAGTAGGCTAAACAATTGGGTCTTTATGCCCAATTAGGGGTTTAGTTGGTACTGAACAGAAATGTTATCGGGGCTAAGGGCTGACACTACTTGGGTAACTTCACCCCTAATCCTGTACGAGACTAGTGATGAGGGCCAAACGTTTCAGGTGTTCTTATCGATATATTCTGAAAGTTAAAAATGGAGGTAGGCGTCTAATGACGCGGCTCCGTGCAGTTAGAAACAATTAACAAGTGTCAATTAGTTTCAATAGCTGAGGTTAGTATACCACGAGTTTCGTACCTTTACAAGTGATATTACCGAGCTCCCCCAGATATGTCGTAAACAAACGAGTTATTTCGCATTGATTCAAGTATTGCGTCTTCATTAGCATCATATTCTTTTGGAGACATTTTCCCTACTTGGCTCTCTGTGAAACGAGCACGTCCTGATACTGGAGCATTGGCACTGCTTGTACGTCCGACTGAACGAGCCGCATCTTGCGGTGAAGCCTTACGTTTACGCTTAATACCTTTATCGGCTTTGTACAAATCAATTGCACGAGAAGCCGCTCTAGCATCTGTGTTATTCTTATATAGAGCATCTTGAACATATTGAGGCTGTTGCATAACCCAATCGTGAAAGTCCTTATTTGAACGGATCTTATCAAAATCAGGATGTGTATCCCTCAGTTCTTTTTCAGCTTTCTCACGGTTAATCTTAACCTCAAGCTGTTTAACTTTATTAAGCTCTACTTCTCCGATAGCCAAAGCTTCCTGCACACGCTTTTGGGCAATGGTATCGATAATTTTTGCAACATCTGGATACTTGGTAGACCAAGCGGCCACTTCTTCCTCAGTTTTAGGAAACTTAATTTGTTGCTTAGTTGCTTGAGACAATTGCTCTTGCATCTGGTTTAATTGGGCGTCCTTCTGTTGCATAGACTGTTGCATATGCCGACGAAGATCACCGTATCGTTTTTTAAATGAACCCTCTTCTGGGTCTGCATTTAAATTATCTTCTTGTGCGTTTTCTTGCATAAGATCTTGCACGTTTTCTTCTGCGTCCGCTTCATCGCGATACGCTCCTTGGTACTTAGCCATATTTACTCCTTGGGGGCCTCAAAGTAGCTCTCGAAATTGAGAGGGTCTGCGGGTAGCCCGTTCCCACGCAAATTGTGTGTTTACTTCATCTTCATAACGGCGAATTTCACCGAAGGTTTGTAAGTAAATTGACCTTCTTCAGTTGGGTACAAGTCTTCCTCTTCTTCATCTTCAACGTCATCAGGCGACATAAATTCTTCCACGACTTCATTAACTGCCGTGTCCACCTTGTTGCCTTCAGGAGTTTCATACTCCTCTTCTTCTTCAGCAACCTCTTCATCACTATCTTCATATTCAATCTCGTCGGCGTAGTGATATCCGTAACCTTCACAGTGTTCACATTCCTCGCCGTCAACTACTCCAGTGCCACCACAAGTAGGGCACTCAACAGTATCCTCTTCTTCTTCGTCTTCTAGAGATTTAATTTGTCCTTCAGCTTGCATCATCATCAAGCCCATCTTGGCTTCATCGCGTAAGCCCATGAAAGTTTTCAAGCCGTGGTATCTTACCACATCTGCGGGAACAACGTATTCGCCATCACTTAAAACAGCGGGAATATCATCACGCACGTTCATCTTATTTGACCCAGCGGGTACGGGATTACCTGATACTTCGTCGTACCCAACATCACCCATTCCACAGTCGCAATCATCACCGTCTTCACAACCACACGCCATGCCACCATGATACATTTCCATCTCAGGCTCTTCGCCTTCGGGCATTAAATTATCACTGCGATTTTGTGCGTATTCTTCTGCGTCTTCCACAGTTTCAAACAAAGGAAGTTCTTCACCTGTGAGAGGATCAATGGGCCCGTTCTCACGAACAAAATCTTCAAGCTCACTTTGGCTATATTGGTTACCCTCAGAATCAACAGTTGGAATAGTAATCCAGCCATTCTCTGTTTCAAACGTGATAGAACGTTCAGAGTAGTTTTCACCAGTTTCTTCGTCTTGATAAACGTTACGACCTTTTGTTGTCATCATTTGTTCATCCATTTTTTGCTCCCTCAATTGCTTGTTCACGCAATGTTTGGAACCTACGAAGCTCTGCAATTGCTCCTTGTATTTCCAATATTTTGTCGTGTCCTTTTGTGTTTTCTAAATACCCTCGCATTGCTTCAATCCGCATCGATACATATTCTTGTAGAAGAGGGTAATGATCTACATTATTAACAAGCGGTAAAATTTGTTTTGCAGTTTTAACGTCCATTACTGTGTGGGCCCTTGTGGTTGAGGTGCGGGAGCTTGCCCACCATTATCTCCACCACCTGCGCCAGAGAAACCTTGAGCTCCCGGTTCTGGAGCGGCTCCCGGTGCTATATTTCCGCCACCATTTCCTGTTGGGTCACCCATACCCGCTGGCATTGGGCCTTCAGGTGCACCTTGCGGTGGTTGAGGCATCAGCGCGGCTATCTCAGCCATCATTTTAGCCTGTATTGCCGCTTCGCGTGGATCATTTAGGATTTTCTCTTCATCTAAGTCCATAGATGCGGAAAGTTCCCTAAGAATGTAATCATATTTAACAAATGGT